GGAACAGGCGGTTCTTAACGTCATATTTTTATCAAAGGCTTCAGGCATCATTGCGTCGGAAATATGCAAAAAACTGAAGCACATGCCATACGGCACAGTCACAAGCAAATTCAAGTCACTCGAAGCGGGTGGACACATCGAAGCCATAGGTAAACGTAAGGGTCCAACTGGACGGATGCAAACTATCTGGCGTCACACAAGTTTTGGCACTGGCAAACGTCAATATGACTACGCCTAAGGAGAGGTATTACTATGGTTAATCACATGTACACAATGAATGACTATCAGGCTGATACAGCCGCTACAGCAATCTATAAGTGGAAGGTCATCTACCCTGCCCTTGGTCTTGCCAATGAGGCGGGTGAGGTAGGCGGTAAGATCAAGAAGTTGATCCGCGATGACAACATCCGTTTCGATGGAAAGATTGTGTTGAGCGACAAGCAACGTGCAGACATCGGTGCGGAACTTGGTGATGTACTGTGGTATGTCGCAAGCCTCGCTCGTGACTTAGACATCTCGCTAAACTCAATCGCAGCCATGAACATTGAGAAACTGAACTCCCGCAAAGAGCGTGGGGTCATTGGTGGTTCTGGCGACAACCGTTGAGATGGGTCTTTGACCTAGAATCCAACGGACTACTGGACAAGATGGACCGCATTCACTGCTTGGTCCTTCGCAACCCAGACACAGACGAAGTAAGGGCTTTCCGTCCTGATAATATCTCTGAAGGCGTACAACTTCTTGTACAAGCCGAAGAACTCATCGGACACAACATCCTCGACTTCGACATCCCTGCAATACAACTTGTTTATCCCGACTTCGCACCTTCAGGTAAGGTGACGGATACCTTGGTTATGTCTAGGTTAATCAAGCACGAGTTGTTCAATGAAGACGCTGAAAGAGGTTTTTCACAAGCGGACTTTCCGAAGCGTCTTTGGGGTTCCCATAGCCTAAAGGCGTGGGGACTCCGTCTTAGCGACTTCAAAGATGATTATGATGGTGGTTGGGAAGCATTTAGCGAAGAGATGCTTTCTTACTGTATTCAGGACACCAAAGTCACCGACACTCTCTACAAGCATTTCATGAGTACCGAACCTTCGGAACAGTCAATGATGCTTGAACACCGCATGGCTGTCATCTGCAAAGAGATTGGTAGCAACGGTTGGACTTTTGACGAAAAGAAGGCAGCGGATTTATATGCGCACCTAGCCCAAAAGCGTCACACCATCGAAGACAAACTGAAGGACTTGTTTCCACCTTGGGAAGTACACGAGGACTTCGTGCCTAAGCGTGACAACAAGACCAAAGGTTACGTTGCGGGTGAGGTGTTCGTTAAGTCCAAGACCATCTACTTCAACCCCAACTCAAGGCAACACATCCACAAGTGCTTAGTCGATAAGTACAAGTGGAAGCCTAAGAGTTTCACAGAAAGTGGTCAGGCTAAGATTGACGAAAAGATACTAGCCGCACTGCCCTACCCTGAGGCCAAGGAACTAGCCGAGTTCTTCTTGTTACAGAAGCGTATCGGAATGCTTGCTGAAGGTAAGGGTGCGTGGATGAAGAAGGTTGATGCTGATGGTCGCCTACGTCACCGCTTGGTGTCAAATGGGACTACCTCGTCCCGCGCGGCTCATCAATCGCCAAATTTGGGCCAAGTGCCTAGCACAGGGTCCGAGTATGGCAAAGAGTGCCGTGAGTTGTTCACTGTGCCTGAGGGTTGGTGGTTGTGCGGTAGTGACCTTTCAGGAATCGAAGTGCGCTGTCTCGCCTCTTACCTCTACCCTTATGACAAGGGCGAGTATGCACAGCAGATACTTGAAGGGGACATACACAGCTACAACCAACGTGCTGCGGGGCTTGCCACGCGCGACTTGGCGAAACGTTGGCTTTACAGCACGTTATATGGGGGTGGTGATGCTCTAATTGGGGCCATTGCTGGTGGTGGTGTACAGCGAGGGCGTGAACTCAAAGCGAACTACGACAAGGCAGTTCCAGCGTTTGCGACACTCAAGAAGAACCTGAAGACCGCGTACAAGCGTGGGTACATCAAGGCGATTGACGGACGGAAACTAAAGATACGTTCCGAACACCGCTGTCTCTCACAGTTGCTTCAGTCATGCGGCAGCATCGTGAGTAAGCAGTGGGTCATGATGACCTACGACGAAATCAAGAAACAACATGGCGACGATGCGTACATTGTGGGCTGGGTCCACGATGAAATTCAAGTCGCCTGTAGAACTAAGGAAGTTGCTGAACATGTCGGTAATATCTCTCGACGAATGGCGGAAGCGTCAGGCGTTGCTCTCGGAATTAAAATCCCCATCGCCGCAGAATATTCCGTGGGAACAACTTGGGCTGACACGCACTGAGGTTGACGAATACATCGAAAACCTTGTGGCACTCTACGTGGTGCTAGACCGTGCGTGGCGGTCACCTTTCACAGTCAAGTCCGACTTTTCCCGCAAGGGCGCAATGCACGTGGCAATCGCTGCATCAGAGGGCTTCATCACAACCAAAGTAGACGTCGATTCATGGGGCAGCCGTTGGTGCATTACGGATGTCGGAATGGAGGTCAAAGGAGAAATAGATGATGTTCTTAAAGAACTGTTACCCCCGCACCACAATAGTCATTGATGGTGACTTGTACCTCTATCGCTGTGCAGCCTCTTGTGAAGAGGAGACAGATTGGGGTGATGATGTGTGGTCACTCTCGACAGACCTAAAGCAAGCCAAGGCAGCCTTTGCTGCTACAGTGTCAGACTTCGCCAAAGACCTAGATGCAAAAGACATCGTGGTCACTCTGTCAGGACACAACAACTTCCGCAAAACTGTAGAACCAACGTACAAGGCGGCACGTAAGAAGACACGTAAGCCTGTCGGGTACAAGGCACTCACTGAGTGGGTCAAGGAGACCTATGAAACCATCCAAGTTGACTGCCTAGAGGCAGATGACGTCATGGGAATCCTAGGGTCTGTACCTCAGACCAGAGCGATTGTTGTGTCGGATGATAAGGACATGAAGTCTGTCCCTTGTCGTCTCTATAGACCCGCAAGTGAAGAACGGTTGCACATCAGTGAGGCCGAGGCTGACAGGTACTTCTACACCCAAACCCTCACAGGTGACGTAACTGACGGTTACTCAGGGTGTCCAAAGATTGGACCTAAGACAGCCGAGAAAGTGTTGGGCAGCCATGCGACATGGAACGCTGTGGTCAACGCCTATCAAAAAGAAAACCTAACCGCAGACTACGCGCTGACCCAAGCGCGATTAGCAAGAATTCTTAGAGACCCAGATTGGGACGAAGAGACACAAGCGGTCAAACTTTGGGAACCCACAAGATGACACCAGAACAGTACAAAAACATAGTAAAGAGTGCCTTCAGGCTACCCATGTACCCAGATGAAGTTCAAGAAATCATCAGGTACGAAATGGAAGAGCATGAGAAGCGTATAGACCGTAATTACCTACACGGCGAGAGACAGCCTCTGCGTCACCGTTCAGCACCAGAGGTCTACGCTGGGACACAACAAAGCGGCAGCCGCCAAAAGATAAACTTGTGGCTATTGCAGAACCCAGCGCACAACGTCTTCTCAGGAATGCCTCTAATTGAACTAGGGGTTCCTAGGTCCACAATTCGTGACCACTTCAGACGTCTTCAGGACGCTGAGATAATCACAGTACACTTCATGAAAGGATACAATGGTTACAAGCAGTACACCATGAACCCTTATCAACATAACAAGTTGAAGGAGTGGTGTGGCCTTGAAACCTAAAGACCTGATTGAACGCCCAGAGCATTACGCACAATGGGCGATAGAACCAATCGTGTTCATCATGAGCAATAAGTTCGAGTTCTGGCGTGGCAACATAATAAAATACGCAAGCCGCGCAGGGTCCAAGGAATACTACGGACAATCACCCGAACAATCAGAAATCACCGATCTCCGCAAAGCAATTAGGTACTGCGAAATGCGGATCAATGAACTTGAGGGAAAGAAACCTAATGAATAATTATCTGCCAACAGACTATCAAGCGTTCATCCACACATCACGATACGCACGATGGATTGAAGAAGAAGGCCGCAGGGAAACGTGGTCCGAGACTGTGGGTCGCTACATCAAGAATGTTGTGGCACCTAAGGTCGATGCAGAGACAGCACAGGAGATTGAGGAAGCAATCCTTAGTCTCGAAGTGATGCCCTCTATGAGAGCAATGATGACCGCTGGCGTGGCATTGGATAGAGACAATGTTGCAGGGTACAACTGTTCCTACACACCAATAGACCACAAGCGTTGCTTTGATGAAGTCCTCTACATCCTCCTAAACGGAACTGGCGTAGGGTACTCATGTGAACAAAAGTACGTGAACAGTCTACCACCAGTACCTCGTATCATCAGCCACCGTGACATCACGATTGTCGTGGAGGACAGTAAGGAAGGTTGGGCTGATGCCTACCGTCAGTTAATCGAAGAGTTGTACGATGGTACAATACCGAAGTGGGACGTGTCTAAGGTGCGCCCTGCGGGTGCCAGACTGAAGACCTTTGGGGGCCGTGCGTCTGGACCAGAGCCACTAATAGAACTCTTTAAGTTCACCATCGACAGTTTTATCAAAGCACAGGGTCGTCAACTTACCTCACTAGAGGTTCACAGCATCATG